TGAATGATTTTTAGCAAGTCCTGCTTCTGCTGTCCCTTCTTTCTATAACGAGATGCATACTTAATGATGTTAGACTGACAGAAATGCTCTGCTGTGCCTATAGATTCAAGGAGATCCAGTGTCTGAACCTCCTTTTTATCATCAGAAGTATAATGACCTCGGTAGGTGCTGGAAATATAATCCTGCACCACCTTAATCGTATCATCTTCTCTGTACTTCATACTAATCGTTTCCTAATAGGTTGTCAAGGTTTTCGATGTCCACCTCATTGTCTATCTTATCATACAATTCTAAGAATGACTGCTTGGTTTCATCATCGAAACGATTTAAGCATACCGTTATTGCCTTTAGTCTATCATTAAAGATAGCAAATGCACGGATTATGTGGACTAACCTACGTGTAGAGATAACTTCATCCACTCCACCTTCAGCGAAGGTCTTACGAATAATGTCAGCCCATGACGTAAGGTTAGCAATATACTTATCGTCACAACAGTCAAGCTCTTTACAATAATTGTTAAGCATCCTGACTTCAGTAACAGGTTTAGGGTATTCCTGCTCAAATGTGATGGGGAATCTCTCTAAGAATGCTTCGTTGAGCACGTTAGTTCCAATAAATCTCCCGTCTTCGGATCCTTTACCTTTAGTGTTAGCAGTTGCAACGACTGTGAATCCGTCTTTTGGTTGGACGTATCGTCCGACCTTCTTGAGAAAGACTCCTTTTCCTTCAAGAATGCTCTGGAGACAGAGAATTTTATTACTGGCGAGGTCGAGTTCGTCAAGGAGCAAGACAGATCCTCTTTCGAGTGCTTCGACGACTGGGCCATTGTGCCAGATGGTATTACCATCAACAAGGCGGAAACCGCCAATAAGATCGTCTTCATCAGTTTCTACCGTAATGTTTACTCGGATAAGATCCCTCTTTGCTTGAGCACAAGCTTGCTCTACACCAAAGGTTTTACCATTACCTGATAAACCAGTGATGAATATAGGATAGAAGATCTTACTGTTTAAAATCTTCTTCAAGTCATTGAAGTTTCCAAAAGGAACAAAATGATTATCTCTTTGTGGTACCAAATTCTTAACTTCAGGTGGTACTAATGTTACAGTCTGCTCTAGTTGCTGACGTGCCTCTGCGACTGTTAGATTCCAGGCACCACGTTTGACTTTAAACTGACTAAGATACTTAGTAACTGTCTGGTATGTGATGTTAAACTTGTCGCAAGCCTTCAGGAGTTGCTCAGTCTTAACCTCAACCCCGAATTCACCTACTAAGAAGTCCCTAAGGTCTTCAGTTGTTACATTACATAATTGTGGCATTGATGTCTCTTTGTTTGTATACACATATTATAACCCCTCTTGAGCAAGAGTGGGGTCCAGCCATGACGGTTTATGAACTGTCCTACTGTAGTTGGAATGTATCCATGGCTTAGTGCTTAGGTACATCCTGTATGCAGTGACTGTATCAACAGTAGTATCATACTTTAAATCATCAGGCATTGCCCTGACAAATGGTTTATGTTTCTCTGGACACCCATCAGGTGCCACCAGTGATGCTAATCTTATAGTTCTTTCACATGCATGCTTCTTATTAAACCTGCTTTCATACTCATTACACAGAGAAATGCCATGCTGTAACAACCATTGAAGGTTATCATCATGTGCTGCTACCCATTTAGTGCAAGGATGATTTCTAAATGCACCCTTCTCTACATTGTATGGTATATTATTTGCTTTTAATACTGGTCCTATATTGTGATACCATTTACTATACACCAGTGCTAACATCTGGGATGTTTCGACTGGCATCTTGACAATATACTTGTCTGGCAACGAAAACGCTGCCAGTGCTGGTTCCTCATCTACTGCAAATATATTCATGCAATCTGTGATACGAATGACGATAGGATCTTCTTGTTATTTGCCTTGCCTTTCAAGGATTTCTTGAATGCTGACTTAATCTGACCCTTAGTAGCGTTTTCTTTAACATCAAACTCTACCTCTGTATTTAGATTCTTTGATGAGAAAAAATAGATCTCTTGATATCCTAGTATTGGGACACAAACTGTCTTGTTTCTAACCCATTCTGTTTGTGCTTTCTTAAGATGACTGCCAACCAACTCACTGGTTAGATAATGTGTTACCTCACGTGATGATGCAATCCTAAACCCTAAGAAATTACACTCTGGATACATTCCTTTAAGATATTGAAGCAATTGCTTAGTGAAATGTGGTCTCCTAGAATCTACCTTGAATAACTTACCACTCTTACGATCTCTCAACTGTGTATTGTGACTCAAAGATGCTCTATGCATACGTGTATTGTTATTATATGTGGTCTCTCTCCACTGACCAGACCAACATGCTTCTCCATCAGAAAGAATAGATACATGACACTTCTCAACCCCATGCTTCCTTTGGAATGCAGGAATAATTGTCTTAAGGCATGCTATTGCTTCATTTAATGGAGTGCCACCCAACTGCATGTGTGGTGGAATTCTATCAGGAATCTGCTGACATACTTCCCAGTCACGAGAATACATTGATCCGTAACGAGAATCAATAGCAACGACAGTTCTCCATATCTCTAAAGAATAAGTATCAAACTGTTGATTGTTTAAGTCACTGTTAAGGAAGTCTAAAAGATGGAAGTGCTCAGGTATATGTAATGTACCAACCCTACCCTCATATTCCTCATCTCTAGGGTATCTATTCCAAGTAGCATCAGTAACAAATGCCAATACATTAAATGGAATACCAACTCTACGACAGAAGAGACACAATGATAAGACTTGCTTGTAAGTATCAAGTAAACATGAGGACATTGACCCTGACCAGTCAAGTAAGAAGAGTAAACCATGATTCTTACCATCAGGTCTTACTGTTACCTTCTTAAAGATGTCAGTATTCCAGAGATAAGTGTTAAGTTTATTAGTATCAATGACACCAGTCCTTGCAACTGACTCTCTTGAGTATGCAGCAGCAGACTTCTTCATCTCAAACTCTTTCACAAGGTAATTTACCTCACGTGAGCACTCTCTTTTGAATTTTTTATATAAACTATCAGTATATGTCCAGTCATTCTTGATATAGTAGTCATCATTAACATCTACAAACTGTTTGAGATTGTAAAAATCAACAGTTTCTTGATGAATCCTATGTGGATCCACTACTACATGTTTAATATCAATATCATCAATCTCAAGGTAACTAACGTCAGAGTATGCACTACCCTGTATATTCTTAAGACTGTCACTTAAATTCTTATCAGTTATTGCTTCATCACTTCCTTGTGATCCACCCATTCCTTTATTCTCATCAGTAGAATCACCAACATCACCCTCATTTACAGGGTCTGGTTGTGATTTCTGCTGTAACGGTTCCTCTTCTCCCTCTGAGTCTTCCTGTGGAGTACCAGCAGAGGGTCCAGGTAAATCATCCAACTGAGAGTCTTCTGTATCTGTCTGACCAGTCTCTGTGGTATCGATTTTCTCCTGTTTCTTCTCATTTTCATACTTATAAATTGCTACTGCTGCCTGAATTGCTTCGTCGAAGGTCTCAGTCGCTCCTACAGCGTCTCTGAAGGGTATCTCAGAGTCATTAAATGGTACTAATGAATATGCTCCTATCTTATAGTAAAGATTAATACGGTCAATTAACTTAAGACTATTAATATTGATGTCCTGTATGCCAAAGAAGTCATCATCATTAAGTTCTTGATAACCTTTATAGAAATCTTTCTGAAGTCCAGGAAACTTACGCTTCATCAACTTCTCAATACGTGCATCCTCAGTTACGTTTATATATGACTGTGGCACTTTAGCATCTGCCCACTCCTCATTGGGAGTAAACAATGCATGTCCTACCTCGTGACCAACCAGACAGTTATATACCCTGTCAGTTGCATCCCACATAGGTAGTTTCAAAATCCTCTTGTCCACATCGAATGATGCAGTCTCACAACGGCAGTGCTCCACGATGAGGTTCTCGGTCGCAAGCAGTCTCGCTAGTGTACCCTTAATCTCATTGAACTTGAAGCTGTGATGCATAGGTCTCTCGTGTGTATATGAACAGTATAAGACCCCCTAGGAGGTTTTGGGGGTCCAAGTAGACGCTTTTTTAACTGTCTGCGTCTTTCACGGGCGGACCTCAGTGCTTGAGGTCTTAACGTCCGTTTAGCATCCTTCTTACTATGATGCTGCCAGTTTGGAAAAATCATTGACCTTTGTGAAACGGAGTGTTGTATTAAACTTATCAAGAAGTAGCTCTCCTTTGTGAGAAATGACAAATAAATTAACATTGTCACCAAATTCCTTCAGAATCTTGAGTAATTCATCAGTACTAGCGTCATCTAGGGATGAATCGAATACCTCGTCCAGTATTAGTAGGTTAGTACTAGCAGAATTCTTGAGTTTTGCTATCTCTCTCCATGTAAAGAGGAGTGCTAGGTCAATTTTCTGCTTCTCACCCTCTGAAAAGGATGCATAGGAGAAATCATCACGAAATCTGGACTTAATTACCTCATTAAACTCCTCATCGAGGGTAAAATTAACAAAGAAGTCCATTGACTGCAAGTATTTATTGATTAACTGGTTAATTATAGGGATAAACTTAGATATAATCTTGGATTTGATGCCACCATCCTTTAATAATTCCTGCACTACCTTCAAGTCACTCATATCTTCGTTGACTTTGGCACATCTCTCCTCTGTATCTGCTAATACAGTCTTAAACTCCAGGAGTTGTGTCTTTTCAGTAGCAATATCAGGTGCTTCCTTAATTATATCGGCCTTTAACTTCTTAAATTCTTTATCGAGACCCTTAGTTTCAGATTGAAATTCCACGATTTTCTTACTGTGTCCATTCAACTCCTTCATGGTCTTGTGTGCTCGGTTTAATGTGTCAGTTAGTATCGCTAGACCCTCACTAAACTTCTTCTCTCTTGATGATGCACCTGCTATCAACTCACTCTTGTCCTTTAACACCTGGTTACAGGTAGGACAGTTATCATTCTCCCAATAAAACTTTAAATCTCTATCTGCTTTCTCTAAATTGGTCTGGATTCTGACTCGCATGTCCTTAAGCTCATCATACTCCTGCTGCACATTCGATTGACTAGCAATCAAATCAGTTAACTTCTGCACCTCTGCCTTGTTATGCTCTGTCCTATTATTAATCTCCGACATTCGCTTCTTAGCAGTAGCAAGATGCTCCTTATTCATCTTCTCCATCTGACCGATGGTCTTCATCTGCATGTCCACGTGTGAGCTAGCGAGTTTCAACTCATGCTCACAGTTACTAATGGTCTCTCTACTTGTTTTCATCCTGTCTTTCAACAGGTTATTCATTCGGGAGAAGACCTGGATGTCGAGTAAATCTTCGATAACTTCTCTCCTGACACTTGCTCCGAGTTGCATGAAGGGGACAAATGTGGATGAACCAAGGATGACAACTTGAGTGAAGGACTTGTAGTTGAACTTAAGGATTGATTGTTCCAAGTACTTCTGGTAATCTTTGCTTGCAGCGTCCTGGTCAAGGAGTGTACCGTTTCTAAAAATCTCAAATACATTTGGTTTAATACCTCTATTCACTTTATATTTCACTGAGCCTATACCAAACTCAATCTCAACAACAGTGCCACTCTCATTAATACTATTAATCAGTTGACTCTTGTTGATTTTCCTGAAGGGTTTGTTGAACAAAACAAAGCACAGAGCATCTAACATAGTAGATTTCCCTGCACCATTAGACCCTACCACTAAGTGTGATGGAGAAGCATCAATTTTCACTTCAGTAAATGAGTTACCCGTTGCAAGAAAATTCTTCCATCGGATAGTTTCAAACTTTATCATTCTTAGTTTGTGGGGGTATAACAACTTGGTCTGGAGTAATCATAGTAAATGCATATCCATGCATCTTACAATTCTCCTTCACTTGATCCTCCTCAACCTCAGTTATTTCTAACTGACGAGGGTAATCAATAGCCTTCAGCATTCCATAGTAACGCACCGCATCATCTTTGTCAATGAATATCTGTACAACACGTTCAACTGTGTTGTCATCCCTGACAGCATACACACCATTAGTAGTCTGGTCGGTGAGAATAAACATCAAACCTCCAATGCTTCCATGTAAAGTGACTTGAGTATATTAAATATATTATCTTTGTTATCAAAATCTTTTACACACGTCTCTAATATAGTAAGAGTATCTTCTACCTCAACATCAGTGACATCATCCAATTCATATGAGGTGTCTTCAATTATCTTTAGGTCTGCTAAGTCTGCTTGCTGCAATCTTCTTACAGTCTGGTCAAACTTAACTTGATCTTCCTTTTGCTCTACAATTAGTTTAACGTATGTCCCTTCTAGTTTCCTCAATTGGACTGGTGATAATTTAATATCATCCTTGTAGTATATCTTATTGAATGTAACGTAGGGATTCTTAACAAAGGTAAGCTTCTTCGTATTAGTATTTAGGATATGAAACCCACGATCATGACCAAAATCATTCCAGTATAACTGACACGTGTTACCTAGGTAAGTGATGTTACCCTTGGTGCTTCTACAATGGTAGTGCCCTGTGCATACCATATCAAACTTAGAAAAGTGTGCTGGATCATCACCATGCTGCATGGTATATCCAGGAATAGGATTAAACCCATTCAACTCTAGGTGTCCCATGCAATACTTTGCATCAGTGGCAGCAAGTTTGTCCCAAGATTCTTTCTTATTCTCATCACATATCCAAGGCATAAGAAACATCTTCTCACCACCTACATCCTGCTCACCTGGTACACAAACGATATCAATATTGTCAAACTCCCCAAGCAAAAGCTCAGGAGAATTAACCGTGAGAGTATTTTTGTAGTAGATGTCATGGTTGCCTATTAGCATGGTTAACTTCACACCACGCTCAGC